CGTATCCTGCGTTCGGGATGCCTAATTCCTGCCATCCGTTGACGGTATCGTAGGCCTTGCGTGAGAACATTGCAGAACAGTTGATCTGGTTGCTTTCTATGACCTGCTCGAAGGTTGGCTTCTCCAGCATGGGCCAGAGGTTGTGCGAGTCGCCGATTTCCTGCTGACATGCGCCTATGAGGTCATAAAAGTCTATGTAGTCGAGGCATTTTGAGACGTAGGTGGGAAGTATCTCGTCATCTGCATCAAGACAGATGATCCAGTCTCCGTTTGAGAACCTGATGCCTGTATTCCGTGCAGAACAGACGCCTTCGTTGTCCTGATGGATGAATTTCACGTTAGGGTATGTGGAGACGAGGTGTTCTGCAACCTCGCTGGTGTTGTCGGTGGAGCCGTCGTCCACGATGATGACCTCTATGTTGCAGTAGGTCTGTTTTACGGCTGATGAGACAGCAAGTGGAAGGTAGTGGCCGTAATTGTAGCATGGAATGATGATTGAGACGAGCGGAATCTCGTTTTTCGAGCGATAATTGATGCCTCCGGGCTGATGGGTGAGGTAATCGTAGAAGTTTCCTTCCCATCCGTAGGGTCCGTAGTGCTTGAAGGTGATGTTCGGCTCCAGCCATACATCGCCGCCTGCCGCACGGAAGCGCTTGCAGAACACGAAGTCCTCAAACATCTCTCCGAACCAGTTATATGTTGGCTTTTTGGTCGCAGAACCGGGAACGAGGCCCTTGATTGGGTATTTTTCGTGCATTCTGTCCATTGCGGCACGGGAAATACGCATAAAACCGGCAGGAATCGCTTCACAGAGGATGGTTTTAGACTTCAGATCGCCGTGAGGGATGCCGTTTTCGTCGCAGAAGTTGCGGTGCGCCCATGTTCTCCATGCGTTCTGCTGTGGATAGGTGCCTCCTATAAGTTCTACAGGGTGAGAAAGGAGGCGTATGAAGTCTTCGGGGGTCCATTCAAGGTCGGAGTCGATGAAAACGAGGTCGGTTGCGTCAGTGTTGTCGTAGACATGGGTTATGAGAGAGTTACGGGCACGACCTACATAGGCGTCTCCGTCAACTTTCATCAGGGTGGCCTCTATTCCGAGTTCCCAGCAGAGGTGGAGGGTAGATACGAGGGATGTAACGTAGGGGCTGTTGCAGAGCATCTTGTAGAACGGGGTTGCGATGATGACTTTTTTACCTTTGAAATACTCCTTGATCCTCTCTGACATTATATATCCTTTCAGATAATGTAGTAAGTAGGGGAGATAAGGCTCAGTTCCGATTGAACCCTATCTCCCCATCGTGAAGATCGTCTTGCTTAGGTTACAGGCTTACGCGATCAGGCCGAGGTTCTTAAGCGCAGTGAGACACGCATTGACGGCGGTAACAATAGCGTTTGCCTGGGTGGACCCGCTGAAACCCCACGGTGAAGTCGAGGTCGCTGCGGTGGTTGCAACAGCGGTCGCGGTGGACTGCTGCGCTACCGGGGAAGTTCCGAAGAACCCGACGAGGGCAGAGGACGTTTTACCGATGAGAATACCGTCTCTCTGATCCTTTCCAATTTCCTCTACCATGGTGGTAGTCGTTGTGTTAGGTGCAGTCATGTGTCATTTTCTCCTGTATTGTCTGTTGCTTACCCGCAAACTTTCACGGCCCATTCGGGGCGCACGGTCTTCCAGCCGCACAGAACCTCGATCCTGCACGGGATGGTGTTGGTGTTGATGTCGTACTGCCGGATCACGCGCAGGGAGATGCCGTCATAGGTTTCACGGCCTGCAAAGTGAACACCGTTGGGAAGTTCGAGGTCTGCGGTACCGAGGGTGAACGCCTGACGCTGGAACGCGATGTTGACAGGATAGGACGTGGAAGCCGATCCGCTCATCAGGTTGATGTCGCAGGTGTCGTTGGGCAGATTGGTGACGGTGCCGTTTGCGACGTTGGTTCCGATGACGATCATTGCAGGCTCGAATGCGATGGTAGCATAGCCCGAACCGTCTGTGATTGCGTCTGCGGTGACAACGAAGCGCTGAAGCTCTCCGGTGGAAAGCTGAGTCTCGGGGTTGACGCCGTAAACGGTATCGACCGTGAAGACTTCACCGGCCTTCATGACCACGTGACCTGCCGCTGCGGTCCAGCCTTCGGTGACGAGGCTCTTGTAACCGTCAGTGGAGGTGGGAGCAGTGCGAACCTCGGTGGCGGTATCGCTGTATCCGCTCTGGTTGCCGGTGGTGATGTTCTGGATGTTCTGGTCCATGAAGAAGTCGAAGCCGTATGCGCGGGTGACGAAACCGTTGAGCATCTGCTTGGAGACTTCGGACTGGGCGTTGTAGAACCCGCTCATGGAGGCAACGAGGTTTGCCATGCCAGCAGGATTGAGGATCATGGAGCGGTCGTTCTGCGGGGCGGCATAGTCGTTGAGAACACGGCCAGCGTTGGTGAGAATCCACGGAGCTGCGGTCAGGGTGAGAGCGGAGCCGGTGGATGCGGTGCCGGGAGGAGAGCCGGGGAAACCGACCTGATTGTAAACTTCGGAGACGGCCTTCGCAAGCCCAGTCTGGTCGATCTTCGCAGCGAGTTTCGCCATTGCCGGAGCAAGGATGCGCTGAGAGAAGTCGTCCAGGGAGAGGGCGAGGTCGGTCGTGGTGAAGTTCACGTCCACGTGGAACAGGTGATCCAGGGTGAGCGAGGTGTAGTCTTCCTGGGTATCCTGAACATGCAGGGAGTTGCCGTCGGAGACATAGTAGTTATTCGGCTTACGGATGTTGATTGTATTGCCGATCTTGGCCCCGGTTACGCCGAACTCCTTGGAATACTGCCTGTCCACTCCTTTACTGTATAGAGCGACTACTTAGTTAATCGCAAGCGCTTCACGGGTGATCTTGGTGACTGTTAAAAGCTGGTTGCTCATTTGAGATTATCTCCTTGTTACCAGCCCCTTTGCTTCGTTGCGACGCTTGTAATACTCATCCATGGAGCATGTCTCGTCGTCGAACTCTACCGGACCTGTCGCTTTGACGGGCTTGATCGGAGGAGGGGCTGAACTTACTTTCTTGGTGTCCAGTCTCGGAGGATTGAGGATCTTGGCCTCTATCTTTCCGATTTCCCTTGCAGCGGAAGTAGGAGACAATGAGTTAAGGCGATTGACCTCTGCCGGATGATCGTAGAGGTAACGGACCATTCCGGTAGGGATGTCGGATTCCTTGATGAGCCAGCCGAGCTGCGGGGATACTTTGGTTCCGAGGTCTGTTGCGATCTCAATGATGTCTGAATCAGGGTTGGTTTCGACCTCTTCGTTGAGCTTTGAGATGAACGTGTTGTGCACGGCCTGCGCTCTCTGCTGAACGGTCTGTGATTCATTCTCTTTCCTGAGTTCGTACTTGGCCTTGGCTACAAGGTAATCCTCGTAATTCTCGAAGGCTGTTACTACTGGTGCTCCGTCAGGGGGTGTGTCTGTTGCGGGCTGATCCGGCTTTTGGACTCGTCCTTCTGCCACCGCCCTCCAGTATTCCGCCTGACGTTCCGCCTCCTGTCTCTTTTTACGCTGCGCCTTGAGTTCCTTTACAGCTTTCGGCTCATCTGCGGGTTCCGATCCCTGGACAGCCACAGTGTCATCTGTAGCATCGGTAGTTTGAGACGAGTCATCGGACGCTGCCGAGGCGTCATCAGTATCGGCTGCTATGGTAGATTCATCTACCTGGGGGTCTGTGGACGTTGCCGAATCGTCGGTTACGGCCTGCGTTGACTTGTCAACGAGTTCTTCCGGTGGCATAAACAAGCCTCCTTTGTGTTATTTTACACCCAAGAGCTTTGAAGCAAAAGCCTGCGCTTCCTTGGGCGTTTTAGCAATAAAAGATTTCTCACCTTTGTCTGTCCACTGCGAAACAATGTAACCGTTATTCGCTTTCTTGATGTCAACAGATTTTCTCTGCATCACAGGGGAGGCAGCCAAAGCCTTTGTGGACTTCCTGGAACCAGAGGACTTTTTAGCCATACCTGCTCCTTTGTGTTATTTTACACAGTATGTCCAATATATTACCTTTGTGTCAAGATTCCGTCACTTTTTCTTCTGCCTGGATTGCTTGAGAACTGGGATTATGCCGTGCGTAACCAAGGCAGACTCTTGATCTGCGGGGTGTTGAGGAGCGAACAGTTCTCCGAGGATTTCAAGCACAGTGGTGCGCAGATTGCCTTGGGTCTGCATCATCTCGTTCATCAGGCGGAGCTGTTTGACCTTTACATCCATGATGGATGCTTTGGCTCGCTCGTTCTCAGCTTCGGCCTTCTTGAGAAGGGACTGGGCCTGAATGAGTTTTGCCTGTTCGGTCGGGGAAGGCTCAGGAGGTGGCGGCGGTTTTTCCCCTTCCTTCAGCCGTTTGACACCGTAGGGGAGTGTCTTCTCAAGTCGCTCTGCCGCTTCGTCTGCATAGAGGAAGTCCATAGATTTGACGGCAAGATCGCCAAGGAGAGGGGCAAGGGGCGGGGCGTACTGGATCAGCTCCATGATGGACCGTGCCGCTTCCTGACGCTGTGTTGAATAGGAAGGGCCTACCGTTATAACTATGTCGTATTTACCTGATGTTACGTCATTGTATTTCTGGGCCGGACCTTCTTTCCTGTTGATTTCCTCAAGGTCGCTGGTATCAAGACCAACGAACTTGCCGGGATTCTTGTTGATGCGTGATATGGCATCGCCAACCGATGTGTTGATTGGCACAAAGGTGTGCGTGTCGTCGTAGTTGCGGATTCGAACGTCACGGTCGGTATCGTAGATTTCGGGTATCATTTCGTTGATGACACGGGCTGAGTGCATGATGGCACGGTGGAGGTTGTCAACGTACATGAATGAACCGACATCTCCGGGTCGCTGACGGGCCATGATTGCGGCACCGGAACGCTCTGATCCTGGGGCGCCTACGTCTGCGTTGTACATTCCGAGGATCTTCTGGAGGTTCTGTTCGGCCTTCTCGATCTCCATGAAGAGGGACTGCGGGAGGGCGCCTGCACCCATGCGCTGTGGAGGATTCTGGCCCTCAACGTGATTGTAGAGGAGGTAAGGCTTGTTGTCGGTATTGGCGGCTGCGAACTCCTTTTCATGGCCTTCTACCTGCTGTGCCGTGAGGAGCCACGGGGCCTTGGGTTCAAGGGATATGCGCTCTGCGGCAGAGGTTGACCAGTAGTTGACCATCTTCTGCGCATCACGGGCATAACGGACGAAGGAACGGACTGACGGCTTTCCTTCTATGTTGATGCGTGGACCCTGAACGATGATGATGGGGATGAATTTGCCTGGGAAGTCGTTGGGGCCTTCAAGAACGCCGGATGCGGTGAATTTCCACTGCTTTATACGGATAACCTTTGATGATTTCGTCTGAATGATCTCAGGGGCCTCTGTGGATGGATCGGATAGCTGAGGAGCGTTCTTGACGATGAGCCTCTGCGCCTTCTTGAACTCTGCGACCTCGGCATCGGCATCTTCCTTGTAGAGAACTCGACCGTCTTTCATCATGCAGAAGTCCTGGTCAACCAGTTCACGCTCGTACCACTCTACGATGGTAACAGAGGAGTCGTCGTACCAGAGTTCGTTTGAGATGCCCATTTCGGCAGTGATGGAGTCCGTAGGGAGCTTGACGCCTGGGTACTCTTCCTTGAACTCGTCATGGGAGAGCTTGGACAGGATGAACCCGTACTCTGCCGATGTTCCTATGAGATCCATGCACTTCGGGTCGAGATATGCTGACATGGGGTTGTCTATTGGGGCGAGGTAGATTTCCTGGAGGAAGGGGTTCTCATCGGTGTAGCGGGTCAGGATACGCCATGCTCCATAGGCAGAACGCAGCATCATTTCGAAGGCCTGATCGTATATGGTGTCTGCGTTGGACAAGTATTCGATATTCCAGATGATTCCTTCACGGATCTTGGCTATTGAAACAGAGGCATCGGAGTCTACGGGGCGGAGCTTGACACGTGGGCGGTTCTGGCGCTGATCTCCTACAAGCTGGTTGATGTAGGGCGGGAGCAGGTTTATGGTGAGAGCTGGACGCTTCTTCTGGGATCGCTTGTCTTTTTCAGCCTCATCCCACTGATCGCCATCCGAGAAGCGGAGATCGTCAAGGCCGTTGTTGCGGTTGTCACGATCTGCGTCTATGGCTAGTTCCAGCATCTTCATGCGCTTGGACAGCCACTTCTCCTGCTGCTTGCGTGTCATTTTCTTGACGGGTTGATCGGTGTCTTTTACGTCATCTGTAGGCATCTCATCGGCCCCTTGGAGGTGGATTGTTTATATATATGAACAATAATACGGAAAGAATCAAGATATAGATGAAATAGGTGACTAGCATGTTATTAGAATCCACTCTGTTCCTTACCGCAGTTAGGACACATTATACCGTTGCGATAAACTACAAATAGTTCATTTCCACAAGAGCAGGTCCACCATGGTTCCCAACCATCGTTATTTTCTGCTGATTTCAAGCAGGCGTGCTTAAATAATCCCTTCATTGTATGGCACTCTGGACATTCAAGCCATGTGACCCCAACTGGAGCAACAGCAATCCACTCATGGCTACACGACATACATCTAGCTTCTCCTGACATATGTGGAACTTTCTCTTCTCTTTTTTGCTGTAATGATATAATATTACTCATGCCCATTCACCCTGCGGGGTGTCTTCGAGGTAGAACCCGTTGGTCTTTGGCTTGGGAACGTAGCCGAGGATGAAGGTCTGCATGGCGTCACATGCATGAGCACTCCAGTCGTGGCATGGGTAATCACGGAACTTGCGCTGTTTCTCGTCATACTCCTGATGGTAAAACTCCAATGCCTGTAAGCCTTTAGAGCATTTCGCCTCATCGAACCAGAACTGAGAGAAGATGTTTCGCACACGACCTATGCACTCTATCTTTACCTTGATGTTGTCAGGGCGCTTGACTTTGATGATGGGGTAGATGCCGAGAGATTCAGCGGCCTCCTTGCGTGACATCGCTCCACCGTATGCGGAGGTTGCAGAGAGTTCACGGTTTGCGATGTCGTGAGGCATGTAGTGGTTGCCGTAGGTATAGCGCTTCTCTTTAAGGACTTTGGCGTAGTGGTCGAAGGCTTCTCCGTTGTTCTCGTAGTAGTCGATCCAATGGTATTCCTTTCCTATGACCTGAAGGAACCAGATAGTCATGTAGTCGTCTACGCCGAGATCCCAGAAAGTATGGACTTCGGAGCCTGTGTTGTGGGGAACGGAGGTAATGCGTCCTTCCTTACGGGCAAGACCGATCTGCTTGGAGTAGTATGCGCCAGTGAATGTGCCTGAGAACTCGCAGAGGTATTCCTGGGAGAACATCGCCTCGCCCTCTATGTCTCCGTACATTGCGATGTATTCAAGGCGTATCTGGTCGAGCTGCTCCTTCGTGAATACGTCTGTCTGGTAGGCGGTCTGACGTTCAGCGAACCATCCTGGGGTGGTCTTGGCTATCTCGAACAGGCGCTTTGCGTGCTCTACGGGGCGTGCCGTGTAGATGAAGATGGCCCACCCGCCGTTTTCTTCCAGGATAGGAGAGATGTAGCCCCACGCTTTAGGGTTTGACAGGGCGTATTCTGACTGGGTTACACCTATTGGTGTTGATCCCACGTACATGTCATAATTGTCGGAGCCTACGATCTGCCATGTGGAGCCGTTCTTGAATTTGATCATCATCTCCTGCTCACGGGTCGTTGCACGGAGAGATTTGGGGAATGCTTCATCTATGCGTCGTTTGCCAGTGCGGGGATTGACTGCATCCCAGATCGCCTTTCTGCCCTGTTTGTACTCTGGAAGCATGTGCCAGTAGTTGCCGATGTTGATGTGGGATGCCACGGCAGCAGTGTGGAGAGCTATGTCGTCCTTTCCCCATCGCCTGTGGGCAACCTCGACAGCCCTCATGCCCTTGACATCGTTAAGCAGGCCATTGTAGACGTAATCCCACAGGTTTTCCTGGTACCAGCGTGGTTGCCAGTTGTTAGGGAGAGTAATTCTCATTATTCCTCTATCTCAAAGATGCCCATGGAGAACTTGAAGATGTCCTTGGATATGTCAAGCAGGGATACTACCTCGGAGTTGTGGATGAATCCCGCTGCGTATGGCTGGATCTTGTAATCTCCGTTACGGTCGTTCAGCATGAGCACGATCATCTTGTTATATGATTCCGGGTTGGATTGCACATCATCGGCGCAGAGATCGAGCACTTCAATCAAGGTTGCACTGGATGCCTTGTTGGATTTATCTGACAGCTTACTGACTTTGCTCATGCGTCGCTCCTCCTTGGGTTTCTGCGTACATCGCACTCGGCGCCGCAGTAAGTACGTATCCCGTCCAGTATGTGCTCTTTCAACTCGTTCGCAAGTTCTCCGTTTGGTGAGGCAAGAACGACTGTCTGTGTGTGGCCGTTGACGGTCTGCTCTATGACGACTCCGCACATGATGACTGAGTGCTGGCGCGAGAGTGATACCTGGGCGTTGTTAACCGCATAGAAGGTAGTTTCCGCAGAGATGCTGTCAGGTTCATTCATAGTTTCACCAGCCATGATGAGTCGGGGAAGAGAATAGGGTTGGGGAAGACTTCCTGTACCGCCATTACTACGCCTGGGAAGTATATGGAGAAGTCGTGACCACCGATGTAGCCTGACTGACGGACCTTTGGTAGCCAGTGCGATATATCGTCTGACACATTATTGTATTCGTGATCTGCGTCTATGTATACGAAATCAATGGAGTGGTCGGGGAACTGATGGGAGGCTAGAATGGATGGTGAGCGCATACGCCTGATGATCTTGTACTTGTATGTGCGGAGGATGAAAAGCTGTT